CGTGACGAGAGAGCGGAGTTGCAAGCGGAGATTGAAAAGCTCCGCGCACAGCCCGCGCCAACGCCTGCGCCCGCTCCAGTGCAGGCTGCGCCCCAAGCGGATTCAGACGATGCGTGGTTAGAGCGATACCTGGCTGGTGAAGACGAGCCGGCTCCTGCTCAAGACAACGTGCAGTTAAAAGAATTTCAAGACCGCCTATACAACACCGAGGTCCAGCTTGCTCGTCAGCAGTTGGAGGTCGAGGTTGGTGCTGCGCTCCAGAAGTTCCCATCCGTACCACGGGACGTAATCTTGCAGGCTGTTGCCAACAACCCTTCAGCTACAGCAGAAGCGGTTGCAGAGCAGTATTCCTCGTGGGTGGCGGGTGTCGAAGAGAAGGCCATTGCGGCCTATCTTGAGAAGAACCCGTCCAGTACGCCCGCTGAAGCTGTGGCCGCGACACAAGAGCCCAAGGCGGCTCCGCGTCCCAGTAAGAGTGGAGGGAATGCGACTGCTACCGCATCTGAGGTGCCGCTGAAGAGTGTGAGTGAGGGTTCCGCAGCTTTAAGAAAGATGTGGGCCCGCAACAACCCCTTCGCATAGAGAGCTCACGCTCTCATCACCCCATTTAGGAGTCAGACATGCCAGCCACACAGGCTACACTGAACGACATTCTCAAGGAATTTTACCTTGGGCCTGTCCAAGAGCAGCTCAACAATTCGGTCATGGTCCTCGACCTGATGACCAAGGCCACGGTTGATTGGAACGGTCGCGTTGCAATCATCCCCATCCACGTTTCGCGCAACACTGGCGTTGCCTTCCGTGGCGAGTCCGACGGAACCGCAGCGACTACTCTGCCCGCCGCTGGCGACCAGGGCTACTCGCGCCTTCAGGTCAACGCGCACTTCCTCTACGGTCGTTTCCAGATTACCGGTCCCGCCATGTCGGCTGCTGGTAAAGGTGGAGCGAACTCCTTCATCGGCTGGATGGAAGCCGAGATGGACAAGCTCGTCAACGACGTGAAGAACGCCTCGGACAACGCCATGATTTCTGGCGGTCGCGTCGTCGGCTTCCTCAACGAGCACAAGGCTACGGCTGGTGCTGCTCCTGCTGTCGATACCTGGGAGTGCTTCGGAGACATCGAGAAGATCGAGGCTCTTCGCGCTGCTGTTGTCGCATCTGGTAGCACCGAGCTTCTGGTGGACCTCGTTCGCGTGGATCGAAACGCTGCTCTGGGGTATACCGTACTTCCGAACTGCGTTCAGATTCAGTTGACCGCCACGGATGTTATCGCCCGCACCATCACCCTTGAGGTTGTGGACCTGGACGGCGCAGGCGCTAACTACACTACGGCGCTTACCGATGACGGCTTCGCGATTGCGGTTGTGGTTTCGGCTGTGCAGCAGGCGGCTCCCGCCACGCTTGTCACCAACAACCTCGACCAGCAGCCACGAGGAATCTTCGCGAACCTCGCTTCTGGTGCTCACTTCGGTGTCAACCGGTTTAGCCCTGCGAGTGCGACGGAGTTCCCTGTTCTCCAGAGCACCATCATCACGCAGGTCGTGGGTGGCGCTCAGACTCGTGCGGCGCTCTCGCTTCCGCGTATGCAGGCGACAATGGACCAAGTGAGTCAGCTTTCTGGCAACGAGCCTGATTGCATTCTCATCAGTCCTCTGGCGCGTCAGCAGTACGCTGCTCTGTTCCAGGTTACGATGAGCGGGGTTCCGCTTGCTGCTAACAACACCGCAGCCGTCATGAACACCAGCGGAGAGCGTTCCAATAACCTCGACGGTGGCTTCTCTGGCCTGTCTTACGGTGGGCTTCCCATCAAGACGGCTCGTCACGTTGGCGGCGGAGGAATGATTTTCCTCAAGCTGTCCTCGTGGAAGGTTCTGGAGCTCGAGTCTCACGGCTTCGCGGACCTGGACGGAAGCGTCCTGGCGCGCGCGGGTGTTGGCGTCGCAGGCGTGGATGCCTACGAGGGCTACTACCGATGGTACTACAATACCGTCACGACGAACCCCAATCAGAACGCGATTCTGTGCGGCTTCACCGTCTAGTTCCGAATTAGTCCCACCCTAATTCGGGAGGCCCCAGTGCATAGTGCTCTCATGTTCTGCCTGCTCACCCTGGCACTCATGGGGGCGCTATGCCTTAGCTTCCTGGCCCGTTACATCTGGCTCCTTTGCGAGAAGGAGTCAGATGAGCGGGCCGAACGACGTGAGAGAGAGGAGGCTGTGGACCACACCCAGCCCCTGATGGACGCCATCTACGCGGAGGAGAATGGGCATGGATAACCCGCTAGACCAACCAAACCCGTTCGCCGTTGGCGCTCCTCCGATTCCGCTGGAGGGCATTCCCCAGGGGCAGACCCCCATGGGCAACCTTGGCGGGCTGGCTGGAAAGGTCGCTCCCTGGCTGATTCCGGGTATCCCGCCATGGATGGCCGCGCTCAACATGATGGGCGGAGGGCTGCCAGATTGGGTTAAGAACCCCACGCTCCTCTCTGCCATTATGCAGAACGACCCGAGCGCACAGACGCCATCCGGCTCTGGGCTTGAGGGCTTTGGCTCGCTCAGGGGCGCGGCTGCGGGCCAGATGTATCAAGACCCGTACAACTTTGCTATTGCTCCTCCCGAGGGCTACTAATGGCTAAAGAGTTTCCCAAGAACATCAAGGGCTTGCTCAACGACTCGCGCCGCGACAAGACAGCGGTGCGTCGTGCGTGGAACCTGTCCCTGAAGTTCCTCGAAGGTCAGCAGTGGCTGTCCTACGACGGCAGGGCTGGGGCGTACATCACCTCAAAGACGAGCGAGGGCACGTCCCGCGTCACCGTCAACCTGCTCCTAAACATCTACCGCAACGTCTTGTCCCGGTTGGCCCTGGCCTACCCTGGCGTCGTGGTCATCCCAGCGAGCCCTTCCTATGAAGACATTCTCAAAGCGAAGTCATCTGAGACCGCCTTGCGCTATTACTGGCACAAAGACGATGTCAAAGAGACCGTCGAAGAGCTCATCAAGTGGCTCCTCACTACAGGAACTGCGGCTCTACACACCTTCTATGACCCAGGAATGGAGTGCGTCAGGACCGAGGCGGTTGGAGCCTACGACATCTTCTTCGAGCAGGCGGTCATTAACCCTGACGATAGCCGGTGGGTCGGACTTCGGTCATACGTTGACCGTGAAGATTTAAAGGAAGCCTACCCGGACAAGGCTGAAGAGATTGAAAACGCTCCCGCTCCGCAAGAGCCTGACTACGGTCAGATTAGCACCGCTCCAAACGAGGGGCCCCCAAAGGACCGCGTTGAGGTCTTCGACATCTACTGGCGCGATGGACGCCACGCGGTCATCACTGGAAGCACCTATCTGTTCAAGCAGAAGCAGATGCCTACCAAGACGTTCCCCATCCAGATTGTTCGATACACCGAGATTCCCCGCCGCCTGTGGGGCAAAGGTCTCATCGAGCCGCTGGTAGACTTGCAGTTGCTCTACAACCGAGCGCGCTCCCAGGTCGTCCACAATGTAGAGCTTATGGGCAACCCCAAGTGGCTTGTGCCCAAGACCGCAGGCGTATCCACTCACGCCATCACCAGCAAGCCTGGTGAGAAAATCTACTACAACGCAGCAGGGGGCACGCCACAGCAGGTGGCCGCAGCCCCTCTTCCGTCCTACATCGCTGACAACATCACTCGCCTACAGGCAGAGATGGGAGACGTGGCAGGGCTGCACTCCGTCTCACTGGGCAAGCGAGCGGTGGGCGTCACCAGCGGAAAGGCCATCCAGGCCCTCGCAGGGCACGACACCAGCCAACTACAGATTAGCCAGTCGGCCATCGAGAAGAGCACGGCCACAATGGCCCGCTGTGCACTTGAGCTCATGAAGGAGTTCTACACAGAGGCCAAGATGATGAGCATGCTCGACCAGTATGGTCGGGTCACCTTCGCTTCTATCCAGAGCACCAACATCGTGGACATCCCAGAGGTGTTCATTGAGACCGGCTCGCTGTTTAGAGACGAGGCACAGGACCGAGACGCTAAGGTCATGGAGCTTGCACAGGCTGGGATGATTACGCCCCAGCAGGCGCTGCAAGAGATGAGCTTCCGTACCGGCAACGCCTTCATCAGCGAGAAGGTGCAGGCGATGGCTCACGCCAAGGATATGTTGGATGCGGCGCGGCTGGGAGCGCGCGTGGAAGTGTTTATGTCTGATGACCTCGAAGCCTTTGGTAAGGTATTCGGTGAGTTCATGCAGACAGAAGAGTTCTACCAGCTAGACCAGGAACGGCAGGACTATCTGAGGGATGTCTTGCTTAGTATTGACTCAGCGGGTCAGCCAGATGACGTCTATAGGACGCTGCTTGGCGCGAACAAGGTCTTCCCGCGCTCTCAGCCCCCCACTATGAACCCGCAGACAATGGCGGCAAACATGGCAGCCCCAGCGTCACAGGGTGCCCAGCAGCAGATTGTCCAAGAGCAGAGCGCAGCGGCGACTCGAGCCGGCTCTATGGCTGAAGCTGAACGCATGCTAACGGGCAGGAGTGAGGCCCTGATGGGTCGCGGCCCGGGTACAGGAGGGCTCTAGTGACTATCGACGAAGTAGTGTCCCTATTTAGGACGTATATAGACGAACCAGACCAGACGTTTGTAGATGACGATAGGGTGAACACGATGCTCAAGGTGGGCTACAAGGAGTTCAAGCGGAAGGTGACAAACATCGACCCGAACACCTATGCCCGCACAATCGATGTGCCGATGAACTCGATGCGAGCCATAGACCTAACCGCCTCCGGGGCAGCTGGGTTTGCCGCGCCGCCTGCTGCGATGTATGGGCCGCTTGCCGTCGCTGCAAACGCCCTCTCATCTCTCATATCTATATATAGAAAAGGGGACAACGGCGCTCCGGTAAGTTCGTTTAACGCTGTGCATAGCGTAGAGGCCCTCATGCGGACCCCGATGGCGTATATGTTCACAGGGCCTGCGATTGAATTTCTTGGCGCGATCGATTACACGGTTACGATCCAATACGTGGCCGAGTCGTTCTACAGCCCAGAGCCAAACTTTGTCGCCGGAACCCCACACCAGCACTTCGACGACCTGGACGCCTTCCACGACCTCATCGCGCTGTACGCATACAAGCAGTACGCCATCGCAGATGCCGCCACGAGCGAGCAGATTGTTGGCCAGCTTCAGATTAGAGAGCGTGAGCTCATTGATTACCTTTCCAACAGGAACACCGCTGGCGCGAACTACGTCCAGAACGTGACAAGCAACAGTTACTGGTACTAGGGGGCTTGCGTGGCTGTTCGCGGACAGGAAGTTGAAGTCCTTGGCCCAGGAATCGAGTCCGATTCTGAGGTAAAGGGCTCGTTCGCGCTCAACATGCTGTGGCGTCGTAATGGCTGGGAGGTCCGTAAGGGCTTCGGCCAAGTGGCTGAGATGGACACCACGCTCGGTGCCATCGACCCCAGCCAGTCCAGCCGCAAGTGGGGATACAGGAACCACCTGGGCTCCTACCTGATGAAGACCGAGTTCGGTCACGACCAAATCATCAGCGTGTTCTCCGCAGACGCATACACCGGAAGCACTCGAGGCTCTGGGACCACGGCGGCGTTTGAGAACGCGCTCCAGGTCTCTCAGTTCCTAAACGTCTACATGGTCAGCATCTACGACCTGACTACGGATGACTGGTGGGAAGAGGCGGTATACGCCCACACGGCTAGCTTCTCACAGGCAGACGACTCCTACGCTGAGATGCCCCGCTGGAAGGGTCACTACCAGACCTGTTGGGATATGGGAGGGTTTGCCTACAGCCCCACCGCAACAGGCGGCGGTGGCCCCAAGACGGACGGCAGCAAGATTGGCCTAGACAGCCATCAGCGATGGCTGCTCAGTGAGCATGACGAGGACACCTGCTTCTTTGCCGAGATTAACGACCAGTTGTTCTTTGGCAACCAAGACATGGGCCTCATGCTGTACTCCCCTGCTATTTTCAGGGGGTGGCGCAAGGGTCCCAACGCAGTCAGCAGAAGAGGCCGCAGCGCCCAGGTAGACTCCTCGTTTGATGTGCGGTGGAAGCCGCCGTACTCCGAGTCGTCCCTGGTAAGGCAGGCTGTGGCCTCTAACGGCGCGTTCACCAACGCATACCTGTACCTAAACAAGACCGAGTTCCCAAAGCCTAGCGGCGCGGCTGTGCTGATGAGCCGGCTTGTGCTGTTTGAAGGCAAGAGCCTGTACTTCTCAGATGTTGGAAGGCCCACCAGCGTGGTGGCAGAGAACGTCCTGTTCGTACCATCAGAGAAGAACATCACGGCCATTGAGGAGCATCTGGGCAACCTGCTCATCTGGACCGAGGACGAGACGTGGCTGTTTAGGCCCTCTAACGAGTTCGTCGCCACTACCGGAAGGCTGACCAAGCTAGCAGACGGGCTGGGTTGCCTGTCCCCTGGGGCGATAGCAAAGGCCCAGGGAGCGGTGTTCTGGCTGGACAAGCGCGGCTCATACACCATGGGCGGCAACCTCTCCATCCAGAAGACATCAGAGCCGATTGAGCCGTTCTTCACGGGCACGATGCCTAACCCCATTACGAGCTACTACACCGCCAACGGCAACGCAACGGACGTGGCTGGACAGCCAGACGCCATGCCGCGCATCAGCTTTGCGCTTGATTCCCAGTCTGTGAGCTCCGTGTACTCCCACGACCTACAATCGGTCATCTTCTCGTTTCCCAGGCTCAATATGTGCCTGTGCTACCGAGACGGCAAGTGGTCGGTGTGGAGCGTTGAGAGCATTGTGCAGGGGCAGCGGTTCGCTACAGACATCGTTGGCGCTACTCAGAACATCCTCAATCCGTGGGTGCTTGCAGACAAGGACAACCTGTACATCGTTGGCTCTCCATATGAGGACCAAAACGGACAGGCCCTCACCAACAACACAAAGAACAGGCTGGGCAACCCAGACACAACGATGGACACCACGAGCCGCTCTGTGTACATCACTCGCTATGGGCTTGGTGGTGCGCTTGACCGCTCTGTAGAGACCGGCGATGACCGACGCCAGGTGGTGGGAGAGTGGCTGCCTGACTACGGCGTCTCCTCTGCGGTGACGCCATCGAACTCCGACCACTTCCTCTATGTGGGCAAGCCCGTCCCAATTCCTCCTGGCTCACTGCTTGGCGTATCTGGCTCTTTGTCCGCTGCCACCCCAGAGGGCGCGGTGTGGGTGCCGATTGAGTATGTAAGGGGAAGGAACTGCAACACCGGAGTGGCCCGTGTCATGACCGGGGTCAGCGACTTTGCTATCCGTCTGTTCTTCGACAGGACGAACTGGGAGCCCATCACCACTACCGCCTCTGCGACCGACATCGTTGAGTTCTTGCCGCCTGAGCGAATGAACGCAGGCACCTGGACGGTTCAGCGAACGGACAACGCAGGAAACCCTCTAGCTGCGGGCGACTATGTTGACATCGCCGTGGTCGCCTACGCAGCAAAGGGGCTTGGGCTGTGGGAGCGCAGCCGGATGATGTACATCCCATTTAAGCCGCTCAATGAGAACTACACCGTGGGCATGGCCCTGTCAGCGACCACGACCGGGCAAAACCCAACGGTGTCTGGAGTAGACGACACGACAGCCGCCTGCACCGCAGAGATGCGGACTTTCGTCTGGAACGAGAGCAGGCTCGGTGACAAGCAGCGTCAGGCCAACGACGTAGCCCAATCTGTGGACTGGGCCTACAAGTCGGGCAACATCGAGACTCCAGAGGGTGTACAGATTAAAGGCCGGGGCATGAACATCGTGGGCGCGAGCGAGGGTACTGCGTTCACAGACTACCGGCTCGAGCCCACATGGCCTTTTGGACTGCTCAACATCATCGCAGGAGCTGACTACAAAGAGTGGTCGTCTCAGGTGATTGATGTCATCCCAACGTCTGACGCGGTGAACACCCAGAGCAACAAGCCCGCTGTCATCTTGGACCAGTCGATGAACACCATCAGGACCCGGTACAAAGACAGCGCAACGGCGGCTCTGACGACCACAACGTTCAACCAGACCGACGGGCCCAAGTACAGCACGGCTGGAGGCAGCACCTCGGCGTACCGATATATTGCAGGTGGCGAAGAGGTTAACCAGCTTAACATCAGCGATGGAGTGCGGGGCCAGAGCATCAGCTACATGATGTGGGGCCACATCCGAAACAAGGCAGAAGGGCTGTTCTTTCAGTCGGCCAAGGTCATCTACCGGGTGCTTGGCGGAAAGCATAGGACGGGCCGATGAGCGAACGAGAGGTCATTAACGTAGAGGACGGCCAGGTCTCCCAGGTCAATCAGCAGACCAGGGATGAGCAGGCCGACAGGATTGACGGCCTTGAGCTCATGCCAAGGGGAACGCCCATCAAGGAGACCAAGAAGGT